TGAGTTGGAAGATACGATTGAGTGTGTATTTGATTATTATAGAATGAAGGGGTATCCACATTATACTATAACGGAAGACGAAAAATCAAAACATATGAAAGCCATGCAAGAGTTTGATTATGATTCAATTTTCAAAGACAATGATATAATTCAAACTATGCACGGATTAAGAATGGCTTGGTCTTATTTCCCGCACGCATGGGAAGTTAAATGTGGTAATTCCAAAATGTCACCTATGGATAATTTTAATAACGATGAAACGTTTAGAAGCACCATTAGAAAATGTTTAAAGTGGATGAAACAATATGGTAAAAAATCTTTTAGAGAGAATAGATTACGCCAATCACTTAAAATATATTCTGGTGTTCAAGCGGTATCAAACTTTAGACCAACTGCTGCGTGTGTTGTTTATAAAAATTATGGTGGGGATGGTGTTGTTTGGGATATGTCATGTGGTTGGGGTGGTAGATTGATTGGCGCATTGGCATCCAAACATATTAAAAAATATATTGGAACCGAACCATCAACTAAAACATTTGAAGGACTTTGTAAAATACGTGATGATTTCTCCCATCTTGGAAAAGATATTGAATTAAACTGTATGGGATCGGAAGACTACATGCCTGAGAAGGATAGTTTAGATTTATGTTTTACATCACCACCATATTTTGACACGGAAAAATATGCAGATGAAAGCACACAATCATATAATAAATTTCCAAATAGAGAATCTTGGGGACATGGGTTTCTTCGAAGAACTTTTCTAAATTGTTATCATGGTCTTAAAAAAAATGGTTATATGTTAATCAATATAGCTAACACACCAAAATATAAAGACCTTGAAGAAATGACAATACACTATGCAGTTGTTGCTGGATTTACTTATGAGGGTAAAATAAATTTAATTTTATCATCGGTCATGGGTGCTGGACATAAACGTGAACCGATTTTTATTTTTAAAAAAAATTAGGATATTACGGAAGAATTTCGTATATTTGTAAATTACAAAATATTTAAGGTATGTTATGTTTATCAAATCACACACAATTTGGAATGAAAAGTATCGTCCTCAAACGTTAGATACTTATATTGGAAACGAAACAATTAAACAAACTTTTAAAACTTATATTGAAACAAATGAAATACCGCATATACTTTTACATGGAGATGCTGGAATCGGCAAAACAACTCTTGCTAAGATTGTTGCGAACACTATCGCAAAAGATAACTACATTTATATCAATGCTTCGGATGAAAATTCGGTAGATACGGTTCGTGATAAAATTAAACAGTTTGCTTCATCGGTTGGATTTGGTGGTATAAAAATTATCATCCTCGATGAATGTGATTACATGACATCAAATGCACAAGCTGCTTTGAGAAATATAATGGAAACGTTTAGTAAAACAACAAGATTCATTTTAACTTGCAACTATGTTGATAAAATTATAGATCCAATTCAATCTCGTTGTCAAGTTTTCAATATTGCACCACCTTCTAAAAAAGAAGTGGCACAACATATTGTAAACATTTTGGAAAAAGAGTCTATACAATATTCCAAAGATGATTTGGTTTCATTGATTAATATAACATATCCTGATATTCGTAGGGTTATAAATACATCACAACAATGTTCTGTTAGTGGAACACTTCAATTAGATAAAAATATTTTGATTGAACATGATTACTTCTCTACTATAGTTGATTTGTTAAAATCTACCAAGACTAAAAAAGAAAAGTTTGATGGAATACGTCAAATAGTTGCAGATAATCATATAAGAGACTATAATCAATTATTTAGATATTTATATGATAATGTCGACTCTTACGCAAACGGTTTCGTTTCATCTATTATAATGGTTATAGCAGAAGCACAATATAAAGATTCATTGGTAGTAGACCATGAAATAAATGCAATGGCAATGTTTATTCAGATGATTATGGAAATCGAACAGAGAAAACAATAATTTATTTTTTAATAACAATCGAGGAAAAACGATGAGTGTATATGACATCAATTCCGGAAATGAAATGGATTCACAACAACAAATATCTGTGAATCTTAATGATGCAACAGACTTGGTTTGTGCAAAGTGTGATAACAAATTCTTCAACGAGGTGACATTCTTTAAGAAGATTTCAGCACTACTTTCACCTACGGGACAAGCTGGTTTAGTTCCTATTCCAGCATATGCCTGCACAGCTTGTGGTCATGTGAATGAAGAGTTTTTACCAAAACAAATGTTAAATGACTAATAGGACTGATAATGTCTAAGAACTTATTCGATCATATAAAAGGTGTTACCCTCCGTAAAGTTAAATGGGAGGATTTATCCGAAGAGGATATTAAGAGTTGGAACAATTACATGATAACCAAATTTTTTTCTATGGAAATTGAGTTAGTTGAAGTAATGAACGATATTCAGAAATATACCAATGGGATACTTACACCAAAAGATTACTATAAGTTACTTTACGATTTGTTACCGAAACATTCGTTCTTTCTAAAGTATGTCAAATCAAAAACACGTGTGGATATAGATATGGAATTTATTAACGTATTCTGTAAACACTACGAACTTGGAAAGAACGAAGTTTATCGGTACATAAAAATGTTGAAAAATACAAATCCAAATGAATTGGTTGATGTATTGAAACGTTATGGTTTAAAAGAAACTGATATTGAATTATTTGAAAAACAATTGAAGAATGTTAAATGAGGAATGTTATGTCAATCACAGAAAAAGATATGGTTTTAACACCAACGGGTGTAGTAGCAGAAATGGAAAAAAAGTTTCCAATTATGACAACTGAGTTTAAAAGAATACAACAAATGCAATATGAATTGTTCTGTGCAAAACAGTCGAATTATGGTCCTGATAATATTTCAATGGGAACAACACTTGAAAGAGAAGATGACCGTAAACTATCATTGCAAGGATTATTTTTTAGATTAAATGATAAAATTAATAGATATAAACAAATGATTATGTTCAACTCCAAAGACGCCGTTGGTGAAAGTCTCGATGACACGTTCAAAGATATTTCAGTATACGGTATCATCGCACAACTCGTTCAATCGGGTAAGTGGGGTAAGTAATGATTGACAAAAGAATATCTTTCTCACAATATCAAATGTGGAAAGGGTGTCCTCATAGATGGAAACTTAATTACGTTGATAAGGTTTCAATAGCTTCAATACCATCTATAGCTTTGGTATTTGGGACTGCTATGCATGAGGCTCTACAAGATTATGTGAAATTGATATATGAGAACTCAATATCAGAAGCAAATAACTTAGATGTAAATGATAAGTTATTCACTACAATGAAGCGTGAATACAATAAGTTATTAGAACAGAATAATGGTGTTCACTTTTCAAACAATGATGAAATGAAAGAACATTATATCGATGGTGTTGAAATTATAAAATGGTTTAAAAGTCATAGAGCTGATTTCTTTTTGAAAAAAGACTATGAATTGATTGGTATAGAAATACCGATAAATATTATACCAGTTGAAAGTCATCCATCCGTTAGATTGGTTGGATTTTTAGACTTAGTTATTCGTAATAATAAAACTGGAAAGATTTATATTTATGATTTTAAGACAAGTACACGTGGTTGGGGTGGTTATGCAAAAACAGATAAAACAAAAATATCACAGTTAGTTCTATACAAAACATATTATGCACAAGAGTATAATGTAGATCCTGATGATATTCACGTAGAATATTTGATACTTAAAAGAAAGGTTGACCAAGATGCTGAATATGAGGCGATGAAAAGACGTATTCAAAGATTTGAACCAGCAAATGGTAAAGTATCTCAAAACTATATCAGACGTGAGATAGAGAATTTTATAACAACTAATTTCAATGAAAATGGTGAATATAAATTAGATGTGATTCAAACTCCGATTGCTGGAAACGATTATAATAATTGTAGATTTTGTGGATTTAACGAAAGTGAACGGTACTGTCCCAAAGAAAATAGAATGTTGGGATAGCTGTTCGGAGATAATAATGAAAAAACATTTGTTTAGTTCGGATAAATATAATTGGATAAAGTCTAAAGGCAATAAGAAGTTTATTAGTAATCTTCCAAATGTTGATAAAATCAATGATACTGTATCTAAAAAGAATATTGAAGAACAAGCAAAACGTAAAATTGAAGAAAGAAATAACAAATCTGACGTTTTAGATCAATTCGAACATATATTCAAAAAACCACTTGTTAATCACGATTCAACTAAAAAACTATGTGTATTAGTTCCATACAGAGATAGAGCTAAACACTTGGATGTATTTAGAAATGAAATACCAAAGTATTTGGATAAACAAGGAATAGATTATCACATATGTGTAATAGAACAATCAGACTTTAATATAAGATTCAACAAAGGTATGCTATTTAATATTGGATTTTTAGAGAATAAAAACTTCGATTATTACTGCTTACACGATGTTGATTTGATACCGATGTACGCTGATTATGGATATGATTCATCTATTCCAAGTAATATGGGAATGCTTGTTCATTTATCTAAATGGGTTGAACAATTCAACTACAATGAAATAGAATCTTGTTATGGAGGTGTGGTTTTAATTGATAAGAAAACCGCTTATAACATAAACGGATACAGCATAGGATATTGGGGTTGGGGATTTGAAGATGATGATTTTAAAAGACGTTGTTCTAATTACGGTAGAGCTTTAATATCTAAGAGAGATGGGATATACAAATCGTTACCCCATGAACATAATTATAGTCATTTAACTTATGTTCAAAATTCTTCACATTTTTATAGAAATGTTAATAGTACCACTGATGGATTGAATCAAACTAAG